GACAGACAAAGTGAAGGATATCGGGGATATATGGAAATATGGAAAGATATGGATTGGGGAATATGTGAATGCGAAAACGATAAATTATATCGTGAAATATGTGAATAAAGTAGATGCAAGTCATAAGACGTATAATAGTAAAATATTTACTAGTCAAGGAATTGGAAAAGAGTATGTAAATAGACGAGATAGTAAGCGTAATAAGTATAAGAAGGAGAAAACGATAGAAACGTATAAAACTCGAGAGGGAGTAGAGTTAGCTCTACCAGTGTATTATAGAAACAAAATCTATAACGAAGACGAAAGAGAGCGTCTCTGGTTAGAAAAATTAGATAAGGAGGAGCGATATGTATGTGGTGTAAAAGTGGATATAAGTCAAGGAGAAGATGAGTATTATAAGCTATTAGAAATGATGAGACAAAAAAATAAAAGATTAGGATATGGAGATGATGCGAAAAATTGGGAACTTAAAAAATATGAAAATGAGCGTAGAAACTTAAAAAAGTTAGAAAGATTGCAGAAGCTATATGGGGTAGGGCAGGAAAAAGTTGCGTAGTTAAAAAAAAGTAGTATATTAGTAAAAGAAATGTGGTTCAAAAACCAAAAAAGTTTACAGGTTAAATAACCTGTTAAACATAGTATAAATTATAGGACAAATTAAAAATGTTACAACTTGTAACAAAAATTTGTAACCTATTAAAATTATGTAAAATGGGATACAACAGAGAACAATACAATCATTTAATCAAATCAAGACGAGAAGAAAGGAGGTATAACTATGAAGAGCCTCTATGGAAGACTGAATCTATGTATGTAGATTCGGCAACAGGAGAAATCATCCTAAAAAGAAGATTAGAAAACGGAGAATACGTAAAAATAAAATCAACAACTAAATACAGTAAAGATGGAAAAATCAAAATTAAAACAATTACAACCGAATGCGAAGAAAGTAAACAACAAAGACTCTGGAGATGGTAATAATCAGACAATTACAAGAAAGGAAATAAAAGATAGTCCTTTTCATGTAATAACAATAGACGGAGAAAGCTTCGGGGTAATGGGAGATTATAGACTGACAGAGAAATCAGCGGATGAATCAGAAGTAATCAAAGAATTAGAGAAAATTACGTGGAACAGAATAGTACAAGTAGTGATGCTATTAGAAGAAGTAAGAACAAAAATTAACAACAAAATTAAAGAACAAGTATGAAAACAGAAATAGGCGGAGATAGATTAGGCTCCGGAAATAAACAAGAAGTAAGTCTAAGAAATTACGAAAGAAGTAGTCATGACTTAGGATATATATGGAGAAGCTCAATGGCATCTGGTACATTAGTGCCATTCTTAACAGAATTAGCATTACCAGGAGATAGTTTCGATATAGACTTAGACTGTGATGTAAAAACGCTACCAACAGTAGGACCGTTATTTGGAAGTTATAAAGTGCAATTAGATGTATTTCAATGTCCAATAAGATTGTATAATGGAAAATTACACATGAATATGTTAAACATAGGTATGGATATGAGTCAAATATTATTGCCTCAAATAAAAATGTTTGGATATTACGACGCGGCAAATAAAACAGATAATGCACAAGTAAATAGTAGTAGTATATACTCTTATTTAAATATAAGAGGATTAGGAAGAACAACTACAGGTACATCAGGACAGATAATGAGAGAATTTAATGCAGTACCGTATTTAGGATATTGGGATATATATAAAAATTACTATGCAAATAAACAAGAAGAAAGAGGATTCGTGATACATGCAGCAGATTTAGATAATGACTTTGGAGTACAAAGTGCAACAATGACGACAGTAAATAGCGAAGGAACAATATTAAGTACAGATAATATATTAACAGGACCTGAGACAATAAATACAGAAACAAATGTACAAGACGTAGCATGTTTCATACAGGTAAAATGGGCAAGTACAACAGCAACGGCCTATGGAGAACCAGATCCAACAACCTATGAAATAGATTTTGGAGGAGTAGTAGTAAAAGCAAGTGATATATTCGATAATGTAGCAGTAAGTCAAGTAACAACATTGTTACCAGACGTAGTATATAGTATAGCTTATACTGGATATAACCAAACAAGAGGAACGGCGCAAGTGTTCGAAAGTGATTCAACAGAAGTAGGAAACACAGAAGCACAAGGAGAAGGACAACCACAATTAACAGAGTTTCCGTTAGATAATATCGATGATATGAGAATGGATATACTAGAAGCAGTAAGAGATACAACTGCATTTAAAGTAGAAGCAAGTAGTAGCGCGCCATATGGATTAGGAATAGCATATGAAGGACAAATATCGGAAAATAAATTCTATAGATATGCGTCACAAGAAGGATTAGGAATAAAAACATATCAAAGTGATTTATTCAATAACTGGATTAGTACAGAGTGGATTGATGGAAGTAATGGAATTAATGAAGTAACGGCAGTAAGTACGGCGGGAGATGAGTTTACAATAGATAGTTTAAACTTAGCGAATAAAGTGTATAACATGTTAAATAGAATCGCAATAAGCGGTGGGTCATATGATGACTGGTTAGATGCAGTATATACACATGAAAGAGCAAAAAGTTGTGAAAACCCTATTTATCACGGGTCGTTGATAAAAGAACTAGGATTCGAGGAAGTAGTAAGTATGAGTGATGTAAACGATGTAAATGGAGAAGCGCAACCGTTAGGAACGTTAGCAGGTCGTGGAAGATTAACAGGTAAAAACAAAGGTGGTAAAATTAAAATTAAAGTAGATGAACCAAGTTATATAATTGGACTAGTAAGCTTAACGCCAAGAATAGACTATAGTCAGGGTAATAAATGGGATACAAATCTAAAAACAATGAATGATTTGCATAAACCAGCATTAGATGCAATAGGATACCAAGATTTAATAACTGACCAAATGGCATGGTTTGATACTGAAATAGTACCATACGGACAGCAGGGGGCATATGATTTAACATATAATACGGCAGGAAAACAACCAGCATGGATTAACTATATGACAAATGTAAATCAAACAAGAGGAAGTTTCGCAGAACTAGGAAATAGTATGTTTATGACATTAAACAGAAGATATGAACAGGGAGCAAGTGGAATCGAAGATTTAACAACATATGTAGACCCAAGTAAGTATAATGAAATATTTGCGCAAAATGCGTTAGATAGTCAAAATTTCTGGGTACAGATTAGTAATAAAATACTAGCAAGAAGAAAAATGAGTGCGAAAGTAATACCTAACCTATAAAAAATGAAATAATGGGATATAAATATAGAATACCGAGTAAGAGTAGCCTAACAAGTGTAGAAACTGTAGAAGGAGAGCCAATAGAACACAAGATTGAGAGAATTGTGAGTAACAAAGAGCCAATAAGTGACGGGGCGCCTGAAATATTTACGGAACGTAAAGAAGGTGTAAAAAGTGCATATAACATTAGGACAGATAGATGGGAAATTGCAAGTGAAGCGATGTCTAAAGTAGAAGGAAGTATCCAAGCCAAACGAGATGCAAAAGGCAAAAAGTCAAAAGTTGATGAGCCTAAAGTAGTACAGTTAAAAGTGGATAAAGTTAGCGAAGCTAAGCCAACAGAAGGTACGAGCAAAGCTGAGTAAGAAATATGGGGGGTGTTACGAGTAAGGCATCCCCCCTATTTTGATAAGAGTGGTACGCATCTGTTCTTATATATCAAGGGATAATAATCGCTTTGAAAAAGCGCGAAAAAAAACAAGATGATAAACGTAGTACTAGGAATAATAATAATATTAATAATAAATAAAACAGAAGAAATATGAGCATAAGCGCAGGAGCACAAGCAGGAATAAGTGCAGGAACACAATTATTAGGAATGATTGGTGGACACGGTCAAGAAAGAAGAAATTATAGAAATAATAGAAAATTAATGGAATTGCAACATCAGAACCAAATGGGACTGAATAGACAGGGACATGATTTGCAAATGGATATGTGGAATAAAACAAATTATGGAGCACAAGTAGAACACATGAAAAATGCAGGGTTAAACCCAGCGTTAATGTACAAAGGTGCAGGTGCAGGTGGAACAACAGGAAGCCAAGGTGGTGGAAGTGCAAGCATGGGAAGTAGTCAGCAAGGAAAAGTAATGGATTTACAAAATGCATTACTAGGAGCGCAAATTAAAGGAATAGAAGCAAAAGCAAATAGTGATAATGCTAGTGCAGATGCAACAAGAGGTTATAAAGCAGATGAAAGTGGAGCAGCAAAAGATAAAATTAGACAAGATATTGAAAATTTAAAAGCAGCAAAATTAGATATAAATGCAGCAACGAAACTAAAATTAACACAAAATGAAACAGAAGAAATTAGAAGGGATATACAAGAACTAGATAAAAATTTCTTTAAAAAGAATGACTTAAGTCCATCAGAATTCGGAATAGTAAAAGGAATAAAAAGTGCATTAGGAAGTGTTAAAGATGCGTATGATTTTATAATAAATGCAACGCCGGAAGAAAAGAAAGCAGCATTTGGAATGGATAATATGGATGAAAGATATGAAGCGTTACAAAAGAAACTGAAAGCGTGGAGAAATAGAGATCAAGAAAAATTTGAATAATGTGTCTGTATCCAAGATTGATACGAAACAGAAAATATACTGAGACTAAAAAGAATGGGGGGAACATCCCCCCTATTCAAGACAAAAGAGTATTAATGGTACCTGTGGGATGTGGAAAATGTATAGAGTGTAAAAAACAAAAAGCAAGAAACTGGCAAGTAAGACTGCAAGAAGATATTCGAGTTAACAAAAACGCGAAGTTTGTAACTTACACGTTTTCGGAACACGAGTTACAAAAACTAGATAACGAGATAAAAGGATTAAGTGGATATGCAAGAGATAATGAAATATGCAGATTAGCAGTAAGAAGATATACAGAAAGATGGAGAAAAAAGTATGGAAAAACATTGAGGCATTGGTTAGTGACAGAATTGGGTCACGCGAATACAGAAAGAGTGCATATGCATGGTATTGTGTGGACAGACAAAGTGAAGGATATAGGGGATATATGGAAATATGGAAAGATATGGATTGGGGAGTATGTGAATGCGAAAACGATAAATTATATCGTGAAATATGTAAATAAAGTAGATGCAAGTCATAAGACATATAATAGTAAGATATTTACTAGTCAAGGAATTGGTAAAGAATATGTAAATAGACGAGA